GATGGTGTTGGGTATGATTTAGTATATAGGATATGAAAATATTATTAACAAACAATCATTTAAACACTTTTGGTGGTTCTGAGAATTGGACATTTACGGTTTATTCTACTTTAAAAAAGCTAGGTCATTCTGTAGATGTTTTTGCTATTGATGTAGGTGGTGTAGGTACAGAAAGATTTGGTAAAGTACATACGACTATACCCGATACAACTTATGATTTAGTTATTGCTAATCACAATACTTGTGTAAGCATAGTTTTACAAAAAGCTAAATATTCAAAACTTGTTATGATGTGTCATGGCATTGTCCCTCATTTAGAACAACCAATTAAGGGTGCTGATAGGTACATTTCTATTTCAAATGAAATACAATATCATTTATTATTGTTGGGATACAGAAGTGATGTAATATTAAATCCCGTTGATTTGGATGTTTGCTATCCAACTAAGCAACTAAACAAAACACCTAAAAAGATATTTGCTTTATGTCAAAACATAGGCGCACAAGAGAACGTAAAATCACTAGGATTGGAAACTCAATGCATTCCACCAACAAGAGATGCTAGATTAGCTATTAGCAACGAAACATTTAATGAAGTAGACATATGTGTTGGTTTAGGTAGATCAGCTTATGAGTCATTAGCTTGTGGTAGATGTGTTGTTGTATATGATGCTAGAGGATACAACGGTGATAAGTACGATAGTATTGTTACTAGAGAAAACATTGGTGAATTACTTAAAAATAATTTATCGGGCAGAAGATTTAACAAGCCATTTAATAAGACTAAAATTCTTGATGGCATTGATAAATTGTATAGACCAAATACTGACTACTACAGAAGTATAGCAGAAGATTACTTTGATGCTAAAAAAATAGTTAACCAAATAATAAAATGAAAGTAGCTATAACGAGAGTTAGAAATGAAGAGGTAATACTTGAATCCACGCTGGATAGATTGTCATATCACTTTGATTGTGTAATAGCATTCGATGATTGCTCTACAGACGGAACTAGAGACATTCTAAGCGAACATAAGCTAGTTAAACGTGTAATCACAAGCGATAAGTGGGAAAGTCGCTCAGAAGTCCGCAAAACGCTTGAGACAACTCAAAGGCAAGACCTTTATGATTATGCAATGCGTAAGGAAGAAAACATTGATTGGATGTTATACTTTGATGCTGATGAACATTTCTATTTTGATGAAATTAATTGGGGTTCTAATTTTAGTTATTGCTTTAGGTTGTTTGATGTTTATATAACTCCCGAAGACATAGACAAACCATTTATTGATAGAGAATACGTGGGTTGTGAATACAGAGATATACCTATGTTGTTTAAGCCAAATTCTAAGGTAAGGTTTTATAATCGTGTTCCATTAGGTATTGATCCATTGATAATGATTGGTGGGACGGTAAAACATTTTGGTAAAGGAATATCTGTAGAACATTGGGAAGAAACTTGTGATTATTATATTAATCATTTAAATGAAAGAATGCCTAATGGAGAAGACATTTCAACTAAATGGAAAAGAAGAAAGGGTAAAGCAATTCATCAAGGTGTATCTGATTTTGGATTACCATTAATTAAGTGGGGTGATAGATACACAAGTAAACACATTATTAACCTAAACGAAGTAGACAAATGAAAATAGATTTATTAACAATATATTTTAATGATGAGGATTTTTACGGAATAGACCTTATCAGTATTAATGGAAAGGTATTGCTAGGAATTAATTATGATAGTTTTTTTAAAAAAATTCACTTAGAGTTATTCTTTAAGGTTATTAGATGAAAAAACCAAAGACAAGGAATAATGGCTCAATGACAGAGGCAATGTTCTTTAGTTGGTTACGTTCATTACTTAGAAATAGGTACATGAGAGGTTGGAAGCCTCACAATGAAGTTGCCAAAGATAATCGTAGGGCAATAACATATAAAAGCAGATCAAAGTGGGAATACCAATGTGCTGATTGTGGCGATTGGTTTTTACGCAAAGAGATTGATATTGATCACATAAACCCATGTGGTTCACTAAAATCCTTTGATGATTTATCTGAATTTGCTAAGAGATTATTTGTAGAAAAGGATGGTTTGCAAGTATTGTGCAAGCCTTGCCATAAAAACAAGACATATGACAATGAAACTAATACACCATTACTTTAAGCATTTTAAAGAAGATTTATTTGTTAATCTAGTGATTGAAGGAAATGAGGTGTTTGCAATAAATAAAGTAACAAATTGTAAACATATTTTCGTTAACTCGGATGAAAGCATTAAGATTACAAACAAAAAAGATTTAGAAAAAGTTAAAGATTACATTTATGACCGCAACAAGTTTTAAACATAAACACCAACCAACAAAAGCATCACTAATTTTATTGGATAGTCTGATACATAAAAGAATAAATCAGTACGATTCATTAGAGGAGGCTTACCATATGAATAGATATGATTGGATGGCTAAGACCAAATGTTATTTGCCATCAACTTATAGTGGCTATAGAGCAAAAGTTAGTAAAATGACCCGAAAAAAGTTTACGGGTGTTAAGGCAAATAGACTAGCAAATAACGTAGTTAATTTCTATAGAGAATTACAATCATGATTGATAGCTTTTTAGAGAATATAAATTATCTCCACAATTTGGTGATAATTAAAACCAATCTACCTCAAAAAACAAAGAAGGAGATTGTGATGACAATTCAATCAATGAAGAGAAGTCTTTCTGAGTACGTAGAAAGTAATTCATTAACTGATTTAGATGGTGTAAACGATGATAAATCTGATTTTTGGGATTGGTTGAACCAAGGAAGCAATGCTGAAACAACACATATTAAGCAATATGATAGGATGTTTAAGTGGAAATACGGATGGGTAAATAGTTGGACGGGATATTCAAATGAAGGAAAGTCATCTTGGTTGTATTTCTTGATTTTAATTAAGCTATTAGAAGACCCAAATGCCAAGGTAGCCGTGTTCTCACCCGAAAATTACCCTAGACATAAGTTTGTTAAGGATTGGGTGAAGACAATGCTGGGATGCGATCCAAAGTATTCCACCAAAGTAAAATGTGAGAGAATGATAGAGCAATTTAATGATAGATTGTTTTACGTATATCCGTCAAATCACGATATAGAAAGCATTGAGAATCAATTTAAGACATTAATAAAGATTAATAAGGTAAACATAACGGTTATTGATCCCTTTTTAAAGGTAAGTAAACCTACTACTATGAATGATTTACAATATTTAACATCATTTATTAAGAGACAAGAAGTGTTTGCTAAACAATTTAACGTAAGTCATCACGTTGTTTACCATCAACTAACTCCACAAATTGACGAGACGGGAAACTATCCCGAACCCGATATGTATAAGATAAAAGGTGGGGGATCAATAACAGATGGATCAGATACGGTTTCTTCGGTTTGGAGACCTTATCGTAAAAGTGAGGAGGAAAATAAAAATGTAATTATAAAAACTCAAAAGGTTAAAGATTTCGATGTTTTTAAGAATGGCTATTTAAGATTGGATTATAATCTAATGAAAAACAGATATTTTTTGAATGGAATTGATATCTTTGAGGAATCAATTAAAGAAACGCATAAGAGTGAATTATTTTAATTATGAAAACGATTTTAACACTAATGGCGTTAATGAGTGCTATAGTAGCACCTAATGCCACCATAGACAATCTTTGCGAAGACACATCCGTTGTTAAAGAATACCATCAAATAGACTCTGTAGATTACTTGCTTGAAAGCATGATACTTGTTGAGTCAAATGGTGATTCATTGGCAGTTGGAGATACACATATGAGTACACCAAGCATAGGATTACTACAGATACGTAGAGTTATGGTAAAAGAGATAAACAGAATTTTAAGAAAACAAGGTAGTACGATGCGTTATTTCTACAAAGATAGGTGGAGTGCGACCAAATCAGTAGAGATGTATTATATTTGGAAGGATTTTCATCACCAAGAATCTAGTAATGAGATTATTGCTAGAAATTGGAATGGAGGAACTTACGGATATAAAAAAAGATCAACAATCCAATATTGGGCAAAAGTTAAAAACAATATAAAAAATGCACAATCCATTTGAAAATAATTTAATTTTAATAGAAGAACTGAGTGAGAATTGGTCATGCATTAGTTGTATTGACAATTCTAGTGTAGCTATCATAGATACTTTACTAGGTATTTTAGTTAAGGTAAATACTAAGTATTCAGAGGCTTTTATTGAAGACCAAATTAAAGGAATAATAGAAGATGAATAGTATAGGATTTTACCCACCAAGAGGAGTAGATGGTGTTTTGGTAGATAATCTATCAGAATTACCTACAAACGCCAAAATACAAGATTATAATGAGTTTTTTAGGTTGTATGTTGATAGTGACAATGTTAGATACATATACAAAATAAAGAATCCAAAAAGTCCACTTTTAAAATTATTATCAAAAATTAATGATTAAAGCACCTAAAGTAATACCATCAGTAAGAATTTTTAGACCAAATAGTCTTAGAAATAAAACAAATGGTATTGTTATTCATTCCATGTCTGAGAGGTTTGGTAGTAAATCTGCATCAGAATTTTTACAAGATATAGGATTAAGTGTTCACGCATTTATTCATTTTGACGGTAAAATTGAATTAGCACAAGTTCAAGATAAAAAAGCTTATCATGCTGGCAAGAGTGAATGGAACGGTGAAACAAATTTAAACAACACATTTTTAGGAGTTGAATTGTTGGTGAGACATAGCTATGCTAATAATCAATTTGAATCTTTTAAAAATACGGTAATGAATACTGATTGGGTTGGTGCATTACAATTTGATTCTTTGGTTTGGTTGTGTCGTAAATGGTCTAAGGAATATGATATAAACTTAGACAATATTGTAAGACATTCAGATGTTAGTGGTGATCATATTAGAGGTAATGGTAAGGGTAAATTTGATGTTGGTGACGGTTTTCCTTGGAAATTATTTAAAGACTACATGAATGGCAATGGACTTGCCGATAAATTATAAAATGCGTTTTGGAAAAACAGAATGGTCAAACTTAATTAAATCATTAGGTTTACTTATTTCTGTTTTAATTATAATATCATTTATAATATTATTTATTAAATATGCGATTTTTAGTTTGCGTTAAATCTGAATATAACGCTATAAGTTATCACAGATTAAAAAACCCTTTTAAGTATTTACAGAATAAGGGGCATCAATTTGATTTTATAAACAACTTTACTAATGATGTAGTCATTGATGGTTATGATTATTTTGTATATAATCGAAGTATTGGTTATGGTGATTCTGATTTTGTGTTACTTGAAAAGTTAAAAGCACAAGGAATTAAAATAATTATTGATGTAGATGATTTATGGGAATTACCTAATCATCATCCAATAGTTTGGCGAGATGATGTTGATTATGTTGAGTGGAAAAATAACTTTTTAATGAACATAGCATTTGCTGATTATGTTTGGACAAGTACGGAGTATTTAAAAATGAAAATTGAAGATTTATTTGAAAATAAACCCGTAGTTGTAGTAAAGAATGCAATTGATTATGATGACCCACAATGGGTAGATAGTAAAGGAAAGAGAAGAAATAAAAATAAAACGGTTATAGGATATGCTGGTAGTACTACTCACTACGGTGACTTAGACCAAATGAAAATACCTTTTAGAAGGCTTAATAACAATAAGAGTTTTCGTAGAAATATAGTTTTTCAATTGTCGGGTGTTGATTTTGTTAATCCTTATGCTAAAAAGGTTTGGCATCATCAGTTAGGAATATTTACGGATGACGGCAAAAACAAAAACGTATTTATTTCGGGTGGTGTTAAAGTAAATCAATACGCTAGATTCTTTGACCAAATGGACATAGTTATTGCTCCATTGATTGACAATGAGTTTAACAGATGCAAAAGTGAATTAAAGGTGTTAGAGGCTGGTAGTAAATGGTTGCCATTTATTGGATCAGATATGATAACATTCTCAAGAACGGGAGCAAATATTGATTTATGCTCTAATAATGATGAGTGGGTTGAGTCAATATTAGAATTAAGCATTGACAAATCACTCAGAGATATGCTAGGAAAGGAGTTGGGTGAATATGTTCGTGATGTTTATTCAATAGATAAAGAAAATCAAGCTAGACTAAGTATTTTATGAATTTAGGTGAATATGCTGAGTCACTATTCACCACAATATGCATAAGAGAAGGATACACCGTTTCTAAGCCATTTTATCACGAGATAAGGTATGATTTAGTAGTTGATGTAAATAATGAATTACAGAGGGTTCAAGTAAAGTCTACGGATCATGTGCGTCCGAAAGACAATCAATGCCAAGTTAGAGTTAATTACAACAAGAAAGAAGTAGATTGGTTTGCAATTTATATACATAAAACCAATGATTGGTTTGTCTTGCCAATAGATGTTGTTGAAGATATTAGACAATTCTCAATAAAATTAGGTTATAAATCAAAATACGATATTTTTAAAAATAATTTTGGATTTGTGAGACATGGTTTTTAGATTTGAATATTATTAATCTTTAAACACATGATATGGATACAGACCAAAAATTAAAAGACTTGTTCGAATTGCTAAATCCAAAACCTAAGACCAAATGATTTGTGCAAATTGTAATAAAACTTTTGAAAAAACCAAAGAAAAAGGTATTAATAGTAGGGCAAGAAAATACTGCTCTGTAAAGTGTAGAACTGACAATCAAAACAAAATACACAAGTTAAGAAGAGTTGATAAAAGCAAATATCCAAGTTCTAGAGAAGTTGATAAAATTGTTAATAGTTATTCAAAAGATATTGTAACGGTTGACTATGATTGGGTATTCTCTAGTAATATTTATGATTGGTGTTCTTCTAGAGACTCTAAATTTAGAAGTAATTATAAAAAACAAAAAGCAAATGAAAAAAGACAAAAGGAAATACAAGGATAATTTATATCAAATGTTAATTTCAGATTCAACTGCAAAAGCTAAGAAAGCGGTATTATCATTAGATTTACTGACAAATAGTGCAGTAGGTATTGGTGATCATTCTACTGATGATTTTTATAATAATGTTAAGGATGCTATAAAAAGCCTAACTGATGCAGAAGACGAGATTAAGACCATTAATAATTATTTTTTAAGGGGTAAATATGATTAGAAATTATTTTTTAATAGACAAGAAAAGGTATGGCAAGAATTTAATTATGTTTTGCCGTACTATTAAAGGTGTGTTCTGTTATGATCACGATAAGATATATGACAAGCACATAGACCATCTAGACTCATTGGACTGCTGGCATAAATACGGTAGGTATACAAAGACTTATGGAATACCTTATCCAATGAATTTAGATTGCGAAAACATCCTTCAATACTAGAAAGGGATACGGTGGGGGATACCGTGGTTCATATTCTAAATGAGAATATTTTTATCTCACTTTCAAACGGGTTTTCGAATTAAGGAATACCTCTACAAAAACCACTAAGATTTTAAGACAATAATGCTACACAAATGCATTGAATATTTAGAGGGAAATCGTAATTGGTTTTCCTTTTTTATTTTAAAAATAAATCCAATTAATTTCTAGACACAATTCTCTGTTTATTCTGTAGAAAATTTAGACCAAATTTATAAGCATATTTCAATAGATAATTTGATGCATATCTGATGGTAATCTCCACTAAATAATGAGATAATTTTACTTATAATATCTTTAAAAAAATCACTCAGTTTTATTAAGAATTTATTTAAAATAATTATTTATTTTTTTTTTAAAATAATTTTTATTTTAAAATAATAGACCAAATTTTTAGACCAAAACGTAGACCAAATTCAGACCAAATTCAGACCAAATTTATTGACAGATTTGGGTTTTGGCAGATGTGAAAAACTAATATGTTAATGTTAAAAACTTTTAAAAAAAATATTTGTTATTGTTATTTTTATTTCTTATCACGTGCGCACGTTCTTTTATATGTCATTGACTTATAAAGAATTATCCACATTTAAATTAATTTACGATTGTTGAAAACTTTTATTAATATTTGATTGCAATAGTTGTATTTTAATTATACGGTTTATATACTTGTAATCTGATAACGGCAATATTGCCATAATTACTAACACAATTAGCAAATACTAAAATTACTAGCATTATGAATAAAAATGTAGAAAGATATCCGATAAAAATACAAGACGTGTTAAAAAATGACATCATTTATAAGACGTTAACTAGCAAAAAAGAATTTATAAAAGATAGCTTTTGCAGATTTGAGCGCAAATATTGCGCTACTGATTACAGCGATATTGGCGCATATGCATATTTTAAGAAAGATAAAATAGTTTTTGTTGAATACGATGAAACCTACGAAAAGAAAGGTATTTTAAAGTGTGCTGAATATTCAGCCAAACCACTTAATTATTAATTAACCTAAAAAACAAGATTATGTATTATATAATAGAATCAAGCCCTAAATCAGACAACGTAATAGGGAAATTTCAAACTAAGGATGAAGCCTTACATTTTGCACATAATTTAAGATTTTCTTCTGAATATTGCGATTATTACGTAACTGAAATAATAGGTTAACTGATGATCGCTGAATGCGTGAAAACAAGGTATTAATTTACCTTGTTATTAATCAAATTTTAAACATAAATTTTATACACCATGAAAGACTTATTAATTACTTCAAACAAGACAGAAACCGTTATTAATGTGGTTTCGTTTGTCATCGGTTGCACATTAATTGCAACGTTATGCATTGCGCTCATTTACGGCATTTTAAACGGTTTATTATGATAATATATGTATTATTTAGCCTCTTCATAATTACGCTTAATTACTTAGCTTATAAGGAAGAAGAGAAAAACAAAAATTACTATAAAAAACGTAAAAAATAACATCATGAAAAGAGTAACATTTAAAATAAAGAATACTATTCACGTGTTCAGATATGGCAAAACGACCAACTCAAAAATAAGTGATCCAAAGACCGCAATAATGCAAAGCTTTACTTTCTCGGTTGATCAGCTTAGATACGTGACAAACAACTATTTATTAAAGCGTTCAAATAGTATGCATGACTTCTTTGCGCTTGATATGGCTAATTGCATGGATTGTCCTTTCTCGTTTAATACATCGGGAAAAGTGGGTTTATGTTATACGCATAAATTCAGCCAATATCGCGGTTTTATATCAATGCTTAAAAGCATAGCCAAAGAGTTTGGTTCAGTGGGTCATATCAAAGAATACAACGAAAACCACAAGAAAGATATATTAAAGCTATCATTTAATAAATATGTGCGTTTTGGTTCGTATGGTGAACCGTCTCTTCATCCTATTGATTTGGTTAAAAGTGTTTCAATGGTTGCTAAGAATTGGACGGGTTACACACACCAATTTAAAAAACGCAAAGAGTTTGCACCGTTTTTTATGGCATCCGTACATAATGACCAACAAGCAAAAACCGCAAAGGATCTATATAATTACAGATCGTTTATCAGCTATAATGGGGAATTGATTAGCAAGGCGGTTCAATGCCCAGCAAGCAAAGAAGCTGATTTTAAGTCTGTTTGTTCTTTGTGTTCTCTTTGTTCGGGTAATGACGGCAAAGGGGCAAAGGATGTTAAAATAAATATTCATTAATGAAGGCTTTTTTAATATTGCTTTGTTCGTGTTTCTTGTTTGCTTTTTATCTTATTAGAAAGGTGACACAAAAGGAAAGCATTGAACAACCAATAAAGGATAAACCAAAAGAATATATAAAGCCTATTGGATTGACTTTTCAACTTGAATTTAATGAACAAAAAGACGGGTCAAAGATTGCATTTAAATGCATTAATACGGCGCGCTTTGGATTAGTTAATATCAAAGTTTATAAAGGTTGTCAATATAGCGACAACGGCCTAAATCTAATTGAAATAAAACAAGGTAAAAATATATTTCATTTGGATGAAATGACGGATAACGATATAATAACATTATTTACATTAATTAAAAAAACATGAAATTCAAAATAAAATTTATGATTTACAACAATGGTTATTTATTTATTAAAGAGTTTGAAAGCTTAGATAATTGTAAACATTGGGCAATTAATCACCTTGACCAATCGAATGAGATAATAATAAGAACGGTTAACGGATTAAAGATTAATGATAAAATAATTATTTAAATAAATAAACATAAACAATAGAAATAATGAAAAGAACAACAATAAGAGAAATATGTGAGGACTCATGGTCAAATCTATGACAATGTCAAACACATGAAAGAATTTATTAAAACCCTTAAAAACCGATACAATAAATAAATCAACCTAATTAATTAAAGCTATCCTTTCGGATGGCTTTTTTTATGCCTATACGTCTATTAACTATTATAAGCCTATATAAGCTATTTAATTTGTGTTTAATATGATTACATTATTAAAGTAATTGGATTGATTAGAACTCGTTTAAATAGCATTGATCAATTGATTGAGTTTGAATGATTGCTTTAGTGGTTGTTTATTGGTTTAGTTTGGTTGTATTGATTAGTGTTTAATGTATCGGAGCAAACAGAAATAACGACAAAAGGAACACGAACAAACGACCTAACAACCGTCAAAGATTTGTTATATAATCTTTATTATGTTAAGTAAAACCCCTCTCCTACTCTATTGCGGTGGCTAAGACGGCTAAATTGTCATTTATTGACTTAGGTATCACCATTCACATTTTTTTCCCAAATCAGTTTTAACTTTCTGAAAACCAATTTTTTTTTGTCAAATTTTAAGAATTTGTTTGCTTTCAAGAAGGTTAGTGGTTATTTTTGTAAGATGCAAGAAAAGTTAGACCAAATTAAAGAGTTAGAGGGTTCTCTAACGGGTGATATGTTTCAAGACGCTGATATTCGTTATAGGATTCATTCTATTGAAATGGAGGTCAAGGGAGTTAATATTTGCTCTATTGATAATCCCGATTGCGAGGCTTGTGGTAGCTAACTAATCTACTGATAATCAAACCATTATAATATGCACGAGGTTGCAATTACAGAGAATGATTTATATAAGGCTAAAAATCGCTATGATTTTAGTAATTTAAATAATTCTATTACTGAAGGTGGTAGTCAGTTGTATGGAGCAATTGGTGAGGTGATTGTAATAAATTATTACAATGAAAATCACAATGTAGTTGATAAATCCAGCTATAATTACGATTTAATGATAAATGATAAAAGCATTGAGGTAAAAACTAAAAAAACCAAGTTCCCTCCAAAGGATGATTACGTTGTTAGTGTAGCTTGTTCAAATGCTACGCAAGAATGTGATTATTATTATTTCACTATGGTGCATGATGATTGCAGTAAAGGATGGCTTTTGGGTTTTATGAGTAGGGAAGATTTTTTTAAAAAGTCTACGTTGTGTAGGAAGGGTGAGATTGATCCTTTAAATAAAAACAATAATTTTATTGTAAAAGCTGATTGCTATAGCTTGAGAATTAGAGATATTACTAATAGGATTAAATAATATCCTCGTATTCGTCTGATTTATTTTGTTTTGTTGTTTTGATATACAATTCACACCAATATTGAGCCTCTTCGTTGATTCTCTTTAGGGTCTTATTGATTTTGTAATTTATTAGACACAATATCACCGTTGAGGTAAAAAAAATGGCACAGAGGGAGGCTAAGTAGGTTATCATGTTTTATTGTTGGTTTAGGGCAATTATTTCTGATTTTACTTTTTCCCAATAGTTACTATTGTCTGTTTCTAAAATAATTTCATTTACAAGAACAATTGCTAATAAGTTAGAGCATTCCATGTTTACTTTACATATTTTATGGATAATGTCTAATGCTTTTTCTTTTGGGGTTAGAATTTTCATGTTAATATTTTGTGTCTGTTGATTCTTTAATTTTTTGGCATTTACCACATTGTATGTTGTTTATGTTGTTAAATGTTCCACATATATAACAACACCAAATTAGTAGTTGTTTTTTAGGCTTGGCATTCATAAATAGCCATTCTTTCTTTATCATAATCTAGTTTTGTGTACGTGTTACATAGTTTATTTGAACAAGCAAATATTATCAATAATAGCCATATAATTTTTTTCATTGATTTTTTAGGTTAAATATTTTACGGTCAATTTCTTTTAATTTTTCTTCCATTCGGACAATTTTTATGTTGTCGTATTGAATTTGCTTAATAATGTCTTTTCTAAGTATTTCTAGTGTTTCTAGGTTCATCTGTCTGCCCTTTCATGATAAAACATAAATTCATCATCCAAATATGATAATAGGGCAAATCTAGACAATGTTGATGCATATTCCATGTCAATATGGATTCTAGGATATTCCAGCGTAAAATCTAATAATGGTGTGTCCGATTCAATTATATATTTTTTCATTACGCTATTTGAAAGTTTTCTGATACAAAATTTTGCATTACTTTTTTAGTAACTCTATTTCTAGCAAGGTTTGCAAACCTACAAGTTAAAACAACATTATCTCTAGTATAACCTTTGTCA